TATCTTTTTCTTCTTTACATTTAGAACATATCATCGAGGTTTCCTCCAAACCTGATTTGGTTTTCTTCTGATCCAAAGCAACGAAGCCTGCTCCGTTAAATAGGTTTCATCATTGTCGTATGCCTTCAGTACAGCTTCAAACATCTCATCCTCAGTCTTGCAGCCTTTCAGTATCTTTTCCGCTTTCTTGGGTCCGATTCCTTTAAGGCCAGGAATGTTATCAACACGATCACCAGTCAGCACTTGTGTATAGAAGTTATACAATGTATCGTCCTCGTCAACCCAAACCTTTTCATTGCGCTTCATATTGTAGTGCCAGCCTCGGATCATGTTTAGATCTTTGTCTGTGGTACAAATAACATAGTCTTCCGGTTCCATCGAATAAGCAGCGATGCCTATTGCGTCATCAGCCTCCTGATACTGCTCGATCTCAAACTTCCAAGCAGAGTTAAGATATTGACGCAATAAACCCAAGTGCTTGGGTTTCTCTTGTGTTCTGGTTCCTTTGTAAGGCTTTGTCTTTGCTAGCTGGACACGAAAGTTCTGATGGCCTGTAAGCCAACCATTAGCATCGTCACAACCAGCATGAACATAGACAAGTTCTTCAAGGTATTCAGAGCACTTGCGGAGAGCCACACTTTCGTCATAGTCCTCACAACCAGCAGCGAGGGTATAAGCGATAATGTCGCCATCCACAAGTGCGATCATCAGTTAGACCCGCGAGATAGAGTAACCGAGTTGTCCGTGAATACGGCTCAGTCCTTTACTACGCAGATACTTACGGAGTGCGTTTCGAGCCTGCTCATACTTTGTCAGTCCAGCAAACGCTTTCAGTGATAGCTTACGACCATTAAATTTAACAACGTACATAATTGTCCTTTCGGTTATGTTTAAAGAACTTCGTCAGCGGCTTCTTCTGCTTCAGCAGCATCATAGGCCACAAGATTATCAACAACTAACTTAGTCAAGGTCGCGGAAGTACCAGACTTATTCTTCCAAGACCAAGCATAAGCACCAACTACAGCCGTAGCCGTAGATCCGTTACCAATGGCAACATTGTTCAAGTCATTGCCATTAGCATCGAATACTTTCATTGGAACAGTGCTCTTGCAAGTGATATAGAAGCCTTTCTCTGGCTTATCTTCACGCTTACGCACTTCCAACCCAAGCGACTCCAATGCCTTCACAGCATTGTCTGACAGGTTGCACAGATCCATCTGGAACTTACCTGACATTTCGTTTGGTTTATTATGGAAACACCACATCACTGTGGCTTTTACTTTTACTGGTTTTGCTAGATCGTTCATAATTTTCCTTTCGGTTAGTGAACATTTGATACAGACTGCTGATTGTTATTCTGCTCGTTCAAAACCATTTTAGCAGCAGTTTCTAAAATGTAAAGCATATTATCATAGTCTTCAGCTAAATCTTTGCTGTAGGCAATGTGTACTGCACCATCGATTACGGCGATAAAGATTGCTGATTCTGGGTCTTCAAAGTCTTCTGTCAATGTGTTTCCTTCCAATTGTTGCCAATCTTGTATTCACCGTCTAGTTGACACCGCATCCCCAATACTACACCAGCTTTTCTGATGCTGTCAACCCCTAATTCCCCTACAGTTTGTGCGTCTTTTTCCAAGACTTCTAGCTGCCATTCATCGTGGACATTGGCGCAGAACTTAGCATCTAAGCCTTTCTTCCTGATGCCTTCGTCAAACAGCACCAATGCCTGCTTCATCACTATCGCACCAGCACTCTGCAGTAGCGTGTTAAGTGCTGCGTGTGCGGAACGAATTTGTAATTTCCTACCGTCAAGACCTGGTAACGACCCTTGTACTGATAACTTTTCAATCTTGTTTCGAAGTGCTTGCAAAGCTGGAGTGTTCCGAAGAAAAGTATCGATGAGTTTCTGACCATCCTTTGCCGAACCACCAACAATTTTCCCGATCTTGGCAGGCCCTGCTCCATAGAGTAAAGCGTAGATAAATGTTTTTGCTTGTGCTCTTGTTTGAAGACCTGCAGCATTCTGGTTTTTGGTATGGATGTCACCCTCAACGACTTCTTTAGCATAATCTTTATCCTTCATATAGTGTGCCAACATCCGCAACTCCAATGACGAAGCATCGATGCCAACAAGTTTGTAGCCATCTGGCACAGTAAACAACTCACGACACTCACTGCCATACTCTGAACCTACTGACGGGACCTGAGCCATATTTGGGCTGTGGTGTGTCATTCTCCCTGTGACTGCTCCATTGGTGATGACCTTACCGTGAATCCGCTGGTTTTTAGATACACCATCAATCCAGGACTCAACCATAGCCACCCTTTTCTGAACGAGTAAGTATTCAGCAATGGCTTTTGCTTCTGGTATATCAACTCCTGCCAGAGTGGATTCATCTACAACTACTTGGCCTTTTTCGGTGAACTTTTTTGGCTGCCAGCCTTTTTCTTGGAGCCTCTCGGCGATTTGCTGCCTTGAGCCTGGGTTAAAGACTTTAACACTGTCCTTGAGTCTTTTTCCAGTTTTTGTTGAATAACGCTCGGTTGTGATTGTAGGAAAGATGACCTGTAGGGATGCCTGAATTGGAGCCATTTTATCTTTAAGTCCTGCCAGAAGTACCATAGCTTTAGGCAAATCGAATCTAAAGCCGTTGCGCTCTTGTCTAGCAATGATGATAGCCACTTTATGTTCAAGATCGACACTTTGTTGCGAGAATCCATATCGCTTCTGCTCCTGTAAAAGTTCGTTGTAGGCTTTCTCTAATACTTCGACATCTCTTCTGCAATACTTTTCTAATAACTTTAAATGAGGCTGATCAAAAGGAAGGGTGCTATCTTCATCATACTTAAGTTTATTGATTCTGAACCAGACTCTTTTATAGTCAATCTTTTTCTTTCCTAGTCTTGCTCCCCAAGCTGCGAGGCTGTGTCCGTTTTCTCGGTTTGGACTCATCAGCCTTGACATGACTAGGGTATCTACGCACATCGATGCTTTGATTTTCGTATTCCATAGCCTGTTCAATATCGGGAAGTCGAAGAAGATTCCGTTGTGCGCTACTACTAACGGATTGTCCTCTAATGTTTTTAATAAAGTGTCGGCCTTGTGATGACATTCAATCTTTCCGTTTCTTTGATCCTTTGTTACGCACAACCAGATCTGGCTTGCTTGGCTGTTCGTTTCTATGTCCAAGAACACTATCCGCTTCTGACCATCGGTTTTCATCTTCTGCCTTTTTCAGAATAGTACCGTCACTCATAAGAACATACATTGTTAGTACGCCGTTTTTATTGAGAACTGTCGATACACTGACTGGATTCATTTTGACAGTTCGCTTTCGATAAGTCTAGCAAACTCAATGATCTTTTTGTCACCTGAGATAGCATAGCCAGCAACAAATACTTTTGATGCGCCTGTCTGCTTTGCTAACTCAAGGATGCGCTCATCAGTAAGCTCCATTTTAACATCGTAGGGAACACCACTAACCTTCACCATAAGACCTCCAAAGTCCGAAGATAATAACACATAACATAAATAGAACGAAGATGGCTGCACTTTGTGCGTGCAGGTGTGCTAATTGTTCAATCCAATAAGTTTTCATGTCACCGCCTTAGCAGCAAGATAGAGTCCAACATTCCCGATTGAATAGCCAATAAAAGCAATCCCAAGACCAATATTACCACGCCAAAGTAGGTCAGCAGCCACCACCGCATAAACGCCTCCTATGATCGCTATGAGCCAAGAACTCATGCAGCCTTCTTGAGCATCTCAATGGACTGCTCTAGCGTTTTCACCAACAGATCACGCTGTTTGATGCAAAGCTGATCAAATCCTGTTGTGCCTGAGCGAACATCGATAAACTCTTTGACCATATCCTTTACTGAGAACTTCTCATTGAGGATAGGATTGTCATCGTTGCCAACGAACATCGTTGCCTCCAGGTAACCGTCATCGTCAAAGCCGATGTAATTCTCAACCTTCAGTTTCATTTCTTTCATAATACTCTCCTAAGTTAATTAAAGTTTGTTTTACTACATCACGGACTTCCTGAGACACTGCCCATCCGAACTCTTCTGGATGCAGCAGGGACCACAGAAACTTTACTGCTACCGAAGTGCGCTGTTCCTCATCATCGCGCTGAGTAGTCAGAATATCAACTGCCTCTTCTAACGAAGCAATCTCTTTATCACGCTCTTCGATGTTGACAAGCAACTTATGTGTAGACCAATCGGAATACATTATTTTAGACCTTTCAGAAAAGAAGATACCAATGCAACCAATCCGATAATCAGCGATGATGTCATAGTGAGGCCTCATTTATCTCATTCATTCTGCCAGTGTAGCGATCATACAGCACCGCACACGCTTTACCAGTCTCGCCACTGTAGCGATTCTTGATAACCCTGACCCTGGTGGTATTGCGCTCAATAGGATCTTCATGCTGTGCTGCTCTTTCCAATCCTAACACCATATCTGCCAATTGTCCAATACTACCAGATCCTCGCAATTGATTCAAGCTGGTAGCAGCGCCTTCCTCATGGCCTTTGCCGTCTGGCCTGCGTAAGTGGGACACCACAAACAAGCAAACGCCTGTCTCCTGCACGATCATCCGCAGCTTGGTCATTATCTCGTCAATGGCCTTGCGCTCATCGCCGTGAGCCTGATCCGATACAACGATGCTCACATGGTCAAGTAGGATATAGCGGCAATTAAGCCCCTTAGCAAAGTAGCGAACGCGATTGATAATGTTGTCAATAGCAGTAGAGCCAAAGCAGTCATAAAAATAGAGTCTATGCGTTCCGAGTGTCTTGTCAAATGCCTCCCGCTTCTGAGTGTCATCTATTTCTACCTCCGATAAGTGTAAAGGTTTATTTACAGCCAGTGACATAATCGACAGAGCAGTGCGCTTGACTGATTCCTCTAGGAACATAACTCCGATATTGTCCTGAGTCTCGCATAACAACTGCCATATCACTTCGCGCATGAATTGTGACTTGCCAAGGCCGGAGCCAGCAGTGACAACCACCATCTCTTGCTGTCTGATACCGCCTGTCATCTGATTCAGTCCAAGATATGGATAATGCGCCTGTGCCTTTGGTAACGGCTGCATCACCAATTCAAGCAGGTCTGCCCCATCAACGATGCCATCAGGGACATACTTCTCAGCGGCCCACCACTGCTTCACAAACTCGGCAGACTTGTTATCCTTGAGATAGTCGCAAGCATCCTTGAAGCCTTGTTGCATCCTCATAATTCTGACTTTGTTGCCGAACAACTCAGCCACCTTCGAGGCAGCTTCGCGGCCAGCCTCGTCAGCATCAAAAGCCAGGACTATAGTCTCAAAGCTATCAAGCCACTCATACTGTGCCTGACAGTCCTTTACGGCAGACTGAGCACCATTCTTGATCGACACCACCGGATACTTTGATCCCATCATCTGATAAGCCGCTAGTGCATCTAACTCGCCTTCTGTGATGGTCACAAACTTACCGCCACTGTTCCAATTAGCTTGTCCGAACAAGATAGCATCCTTGATATTGCCTTGACTTCGAAACTGTTTATTAGGGACATCTCTAATTTTCCAGGCCACATCGTTGCCTTTGGCATCAGTGTAAGGATAGTAATGCTCTGTCCCCGACTGAGTGACACCGTAGGCTTCACAAGTGGCTTTGGTGATACCACGATCAGGTATCGACAAAACTTGACCGCTAATGGCCTTAATTTGGTCTACAGCAGGCTTTTGCACCATAGGTAATACCTTACCCCTTCCTGAGGCGTCAGAAGCCTTAAAATGCGTTTTACACACGAAGCAGTATCCGGAGCCATCAGAGTAGACGGCTTTGCCGTCACTGCTGCCGCAAGCGGAACACTCAGTGTGATGAGTAAATTTACTCTGAGTCTGCATCTAGGACCTCTCGCACGATTAGGTTTGCCTTTTCTCTGTCGTCTAATTCACTGAAATACGCAAGAATGCCAAGCATTTGCGCTGCCTGCCTGCTTTCAGGCCGAACACGAAGAATTGAATCTAACACATCACCTAGGAATGTGTCAACATCAGTGTTGTGATAAACCAACAGATCGGTAACATCATTCACAGTTGTCCAATACATTTGCTCTTGTTCATGGATTTCCATCGTTTCCCTACCTTTCATTGAAGCACTATTGTTAAAGTCTTTAAATAATAATAATTATTACAACATAGTTAATAACATCAATATTAGCAAGAATCGTGCCAGCTTAACCCCACTGCTCTGCCATAGCTTCGGCAATGCCTTTAAAAGTAGCACTTCTTAACTTCCAACGATCCTTTGATGGAGGCATTTTGTGTATCCTTTGTTCTCTTCCATCAACTATGTTAGTAGGAACTAACAAAGGAAGATTCTTCAACCATAGACAGGTTGCTTTTGTTTCACCGTGTCCAAACTGCCAGGGTTGAATGATCTGATCCGGCTTTCGATACTTTGTTGACATTATGCTTATAGGATTTTCAACAGCTATTCTATCAATGGGAGCATTAACCATCCGCATAAAAAAGTCAATACCTTCTTGCTGCCTACCATCAGCTATTTTTGCTGCAAAATGCCTAGCCCCGCTAACGGCAAGGTGAGTGCATGGCGGATGCGCTATCATTAAATCCCACCCATCATTGATAATATCTAACACATTGCCTTCATAATGTAATCCTGCCATGTCTGTCGGCAACAGGTCGCAACTTACTGCATAATGGCCGCGAGATGCAAAAGCCTCTCTTACTCTGCCGCTATATTCACAGGCAACTAAAACTTTCATTTTTACCTTTCATAGTAGTCATCATTGTGCCGATCTGATTCAAATGGGTCGTCCCCATCGCCCAAAGACTCGCCGATGTCATCCAATTCTGACATAAGTGAAATGTTACCGACACCTACGACTTCACTCTTGACGCTATCAAGGCAATATTTACATAATCCGATATATTCCCTAGTGTAAATGCTCCTGATGGTGTTTTCATAGTCACTCAATACTTCATTACAGGCTCTACAACGCATTTTTAGCCTCCCTGTGCCGTTGTTGATGTCTTGGGAATACCTGGACCTATGTCATCCTTTTTGAGAGGCTCTGAGTCCTTATTTTCCGAAGGCGGAACAAAGCCGTGCTTGCGCCATGTTCGCATGACATCTGTTTTAGCAGAGTCGATATAAGGTTTTTCGGGGTTACTTAGTAGCCAAGACATGGTTATCCCCCGAAATGGTAATTGATTCCGGTTTCAGAATCGAGCCAGTAGCCATCGCAGTATTCCCAATCAGGAAGACCAAACGAACGCAGAATTTTGTTTGGACTCATCCAAGGTTCATTTAGGTCATAAGACCGCGCAACAATGGCAGCACACTTTTTCACAATGTCAATTTCATTTTGTGTCATTTTAAAATCCTTTCAATGCAGTCTATCGAAACATTTTTCCCACAATACCGAAGGGAAAAGCTCTTTTAGTAATTCAAGGTCTTGGTCTGACAGTGCTTCGCCATTGTCCTCGTAAAAGGCGCTGCAGAAGTAGGCATCGCAGAAATCGGGATAGTCCCTGCTATCGACTCCATCGACTTCAGCGTCAACAACAAGCCTGCCGTTAAGCGATAGTTCTTTAGTCATTTTTGAGATCCTCCTGATTGAGTTTTATAGCCTCTGCCAATGCCGAGGCCAAGGCAGGTTTATATTCCACCAATAGGCCAGCAAAGTAGCCAATACCATAGTGGCCCATGCTTTCAAGCTCTGTCACTAGCTCTGAGCATTTTAGCTCTAAGTCTTTCATCTTCAGCCTTTCTTAGTTTAGTGATCGATAGTTTAGCGGCACGCATTGTGGCGAAGATTCTGACAGAGCCGTCTGCAGCCTGTCGAATAGTCTCACCGCTGCCGTGATGCCAGTGCAATAAATACCCTCTGTGCTCTAGTGTCGGCATTATTCTAGTCTTTCAATGTTAAAAATTGTGCGGCACTACCGCAAGCATTACGGTCAGAATTAAAACTTTTTTGTTGATATGGTGTTAGGTCTATGGCCTTACTTGCTTCTGTAGTGTATCCCCAATCCCCTTTCTTTCCTTTTAAATCTGATACATAAAAAAGTGTGTTCTTATTCCATAGTGTATATGCGATAGTTTTCATTTTCAGTATCTCCGATAGTTAATCAAGGTTCCAGGGTTTCATAATCATAGCAACAGCGCCAATTGCAAACAACAGGCCTGCGATCTGGAATGCTTCGTAAGTGCTCATGTTTAGACTCCGTTCACTAGGTTGTTGAAATAGTCCTGCGGCTTGATTATAGCAACACTAGCGCCCCATTTTCTGATGTGGCTTGTTGTTGTCTTAGACCAATTTACATCGGTCTTATAATACTTTCCCTTAATCCAGCAAGCCACTGGTGTTTCATAGCTGAATAAGACTTGAGTGCCATCGTTGAGCACTAACTCGGTCATGTTTGATGCTATAGGTTTGATTTTCATGGTCTAGGTTCCTTTAGTTAGATTGCTAAGTTGGTGGTGTTAAAGGTTAAAGCATTAAATTTATCAGAAAATCTTTCCATCAGTGCAGGATCATTGAAAACCTTGATCCAATGCTGTCTTTCTTTGATGAGCCACTCATGGTAAGAGTCTGCTCCCTCGGTTTCAAACAAGTCTAGGGCAAATTCTACAGATAAGGCTGCTTCGTCCTCAGGCCAATTGTTTACGGCTTCAGCGTATAAGGTGCTCATTGTCTAGGTTCCTTTAGTTTGGTTAGCACATCCAATCACCAGCTTCAGCGTCTGCACACATCCCTGATGCCTCTGCAACCTCTTCCCAGTTCTCTGCTGCCTTTGCTGAGTCTAGCATAGCTTCGAACTGTTCCCGATACTTAGCGGCTCTTGCAGCGGCCTCTCTCAGCCTTTGAATGGTTTTCTCGCTTACTCGTTTCATTGTCTGCTCCATCGGTTAAGTTAAAAATGTGCTGCTTATACCTATATACACAATAGAATCATACCAGAAAAACTATAGGGTTATTTAAGTGTTTGATTTTATTGACTTCATGCACTGCAATATAGTACACTAGGGAAAACCCTTAGAGACGGCTACAAGCCATTGTGTGGAAATACAACATTGGTGCGCTGCAATATGGCATAGATCTTGCCGATGCACCAGGATAGTGCAGTGTTGTGCTAAGGTGCGCTATAGAGGTGCAACATCGCCACATGCACATCATTGGTGCACAACACTGGTCAATATTTAACCACTGGTCAATAATTGATCACTAATGTTGCACTGCAACACTGCCAGAGAAGTGAGCACTGACTAACATGACCGGGGGGTGGGGTTGGCAATGGTGATATAATATTGTTGCATCACCACAGCTACAAAAAAGAGTAGAATTGAAACACCACCGATACAAAAAAGAGCAAAATAGGACTCAATTACCACTATTGCTAAATCAATAAAACCTCTTTAATATCAAATAGTTAGTATTTACCACTGCAAATCAGCATAGATCAATAAAATTGGCAGTGGAATCTGTGCATTGCGTTAGGCCGCTAACGGCAGTATAGGAGCACTAAAAAAAGAACTTGACAAAATAGAAAAAATATGCTATAATCACCCCTATATTGCAACATCAGCGAACATTAGCGTGGGAGGTTATAGATAAAAACCTCCCTCTAAGTTACCCACGAACTTGTTAGCGATGTACACAATATAGATGCAAAAAGCACACTATTGTGGGTATTAAATATTTATTATTTGTGTCCCTTTAGGGTGCTTTAAACAATATTGACTATATAAGGAAACCGTTATGAAACCATTAAAAGGTTCTGTAGGAAAAGTTGCTGCTGGTGTTAAGCCCAAGTCTCCAGTAAAACCTATCACTGGTGGCATGGCTGGTGTTCGTTCTGTCCCTGCAAAGCCACTAATGCAACCAACGAGGCCTGCAATGCCTGGTCGTGCCACTTCTGCGCCTATGGCACCGAAAGCAATCGCTAAAGCAAAACAAATGAAGAAGAAGTAAGGACAATAGTGGAAACAAAGACAGAGGATAAAACCGAAGTCTCTTCCGTAGTAGTAAAAAATAAGAATGGCGCTGGCCGTCCAAAGAAGTCAGCCATTGAAGCAAAAAAGAAGAGAGAACTTCGTGGTAGACCGCCTGGTGAAGCAGCACGCATAAGGGAGTTCCATGCAAGGCTGCTGACCACCAAAGGCGATCACATCATTGAGACAATAATTAAGAAAGCCTTAGATCCCACCGATAAGGATCAGGCCGCAATGTTGAAGATGTGTGCCGATCGCCTGTTACCGCTGTCTTACTTTGAGAATAATAAGGAGGCAGGGAAGTCAGGCATAACAATTAACATATCTGGTCTTACTGATCCAAAGATAGCTGCAACAGAGACTATAGATGCTGAGGATGTCGAATTTAATGACGACTAAAACCTGTAATCTATGTAAACAAGAAAAAGATCTGTCACTATTTTCAGTAGACAATAGATCTAAGTCTGGTTATCAGACTAGGTGTAAAGAGTGCCAAGCAGCAGTAAAGAAGGAAATGGCTGCGTATTACCGTGGTAAACACCTTGAGTACAAGTATGGAATAACGCATGAGCAATATGAAGCCATGCTTGAGGAACAAAACCATAAGTGTGCTGTTTGCGGAATAGAAGAAAAGTACGCTGAGAACAGTAGGCTGTGTATAGACCATAACCACGATACAGGACAAGTTCGTGGACTACTGTGTAAGAAGTGCAACCAAGCCATCGGCTTATTACAAGACAACGCAAATTTCTGTTACTCGGCTGGAAAGTATTTACAAACACATGGCTGAGTTAAATGTTAGACTTTTAAAGTGGCAACAAGAAGTATTTAAAGACCCTACACGCTTTAAAGTAGTTGCGGCTGGTCGTAGAACTGGTAAAAGTAGGCTAGCTGCGTGGATGTTAGTTATAAATGCCTTGCAGTGCGATAAAGGACATGTGTGGTACATCGCTAACACGCAGGGACAGGCTAGGGATGTTTTGTGGCAGACGCTATTAGAATTAGCGCATCCAGTTATAGAATCTTCCCATGTCAACAATATGCAGATAAAACTTGTCAACGGAGCAATGATTTCGTTGAAAGGTGCTGATAGGCCTGAAACTATGCGAGGCGTAAGCCTAAAGTTTGTAGTGTTAGATGAGTATGGCTCAATGAAGTCAGAAGTATGGGAACAGATTATTCGACCTGCTTTAGCTGACCAAAAAGGATCTGCACTTTTTATTGGAACACCGCTAGGAAGAAACCACTTTTATGAGTTGTTTACTTACGGAGAATCTGGAAACGACAGTGAATTCAAGTCTTGGCATTTTACTAGTTTCGACAACGAATTGCTCGACCCAAAAGAAATCGAAGCTGCCAAAAAGTCAATGTCCAGTTTTGCTTTTAGACAAGAGTTCATGGCCTCCTTCGAAGCAGCCTCTGGTGGCATCTTCAAAGAAGAGTGGTTAAAGTTTGATGACATCGAACCTGACAATGGCCGTTACTTTGTAGCAGTAGACTTGGCTGGCTTTGAAAATGTAGCCGCTGCCACAACAGCAAAAAAGAAGAGATTAGACCAATCAGCTATCGCAGTTGTAAAAGTAACATCAGATGGCTGGTATGTCAAAAGCATTGAATACGGTAGATGGGACATCAAAGAGTCAGCACAAAGAATCTTT